TGTTGACGATGTCAGAAAAATCGCCATGCCAATGCCCTTCAATGCTCCATCCAACGTATTGTTTAACTTACTTGGATGGTTGACTGACGCTGCTAAAGGCGTGGTTACTACATCAGAAGAGAAGATTGCTAACGCTAGTAACACCATGCCAGTCGGTACAGCGCAGGCGCTGATTGAGCAAGGCGCTGCTGTGTTTAGTTCTATTCATGCACGACTGCATGAGTCACAGCGCCGCGTATTACGAGTTCTGGCTCGTTTGAATCGTTGGCATTTGGATGAGCAATACAAAGCAGAAATGGTTGAGGACCTTGAGATTTCTCAAGAAGACTTTGAATCCAACTCTGACATTGTACCAGTAAGTGATCCACATATTTTCGCAGAGGCACAACGTTATGCGCAAATACAAACTCTCGCAGCAAGAGCGCAAGCAAATCCAGATCTTTATAATCGCTTGGCTGTTGAGAAACGAATTCTTAAACAGATCAAACTTCCTGACATTAATGAAGTGCTACCTGATCCGCAAGATATTAAGGAAATGAATCCTGCGTTAGAGAACGTGGCCATGACTTTAGGTAAGCCAGTTGGCGCGTTCCCAATGCAAGACCATATGGCTCATTTACAAACGCACTTAGCGTACGCCACCGATCCACTATATGGATCTAATCCTATTATGGCTCCGGTGTTTATACCTGCAGTATTAGAGCATATTAAGCAGCATTTAACATTGTGGTATCTCAATCAGGCTGATACGTATACAACTGTTGCGCTTGGTAGACCATTCAACATTCTTAAAGTTGAGCCAGTTATTCGCGAAGCTCAGCAATTGCTTGCTGCAGCAACTCAGCATGTCCACAAAGATAGTGGCGAGATGCTGGACAATGTGGGTAATACCATTGGCCAAATGTTGCAAATGGTTCAGCAAATGCGTGGTGCACAGCAACCGCAAGATCCTGCAGTACAAGCACTGGTGCAAACACAAATGGCTGAAACGCAGCGTAAAGCTGCTAAGGATCAAGCTGATGCGCAAATTAAGATGCAAGAGATGGCTGCTGAAGATAAGCGTGCCGACGACAAACTGGTTGCTGATCAGCAAATCAAGGCAGCAGAGCTTACGCATGATGTCAACACCATGACATTAGAGCAACAATTTGCGCGTGAGCAGTATGAAGCAGAACAACGAGCAGCGGCAGCACAAGCAGCTCAGCAAGAGCAAGCACAATTGCAAGCAGCAATGCAAGCACAGCAAGCACAACAATCTAACTTAAGATAGGAGTCATCATGACCGAAGGTATTTCACAACATAAACGTATGGCGATGGGTGAAGTTGTTAAAGCAGCTCCCGGCAAAGGCGCCATACAAAAGTACGCAAATGGCGGAGCTGTAAACAAAGGCGCTGTGCCTGAGTCTAGAGCACGCACTTTGTTAAATGGTAGTGAGCAAAAGAAGCCTCTCCCAAAAGGTGGGACTTTTAAGATTGCTACCATGAAAAAAGGTGGATCTGCACGAGGCCGTTAATGGGAACCATTAGCGATCTTATCGACGGCGTTAAACAAAGGCAGCAGGACATCGCTGACTCTTTGGTAAATGGGAATTGCGTTAATTTTGAAACTTATCAACGCCTCGTCGGACAACACCAAGGCTTGCAAGAAGCTTTGCAAATTTTAGATAACATCATGAAAGAAGAGGACAAAGATGTCGAATGACATTGAACAAACGCTTGCTGAAGCGTTCCCTGAAGTAGACCCTTTAATGGCGCCATACGGCGCAAGAGTATTAGTTCAATTACGAGCTGTTAAAGAGCGAGTAACTGAAGCAGGCTTGTTGCTCCCAGAAGAAGTTAAAGAAACAGAAAAATGGAACACGATGATTGGTAAAGTCATTGCCATTGGTCCTTTAGCTTTTAAGAAACGGGACGACATGGCACCTTGGCCTGAAGGAGCATGGGCTAAAAAAGGTGAGTTTGTTCGAGTGCCTAAGTGGGGTGGCGATCGTTGGGAGATTGACTTTGAAGAAGGTGGTTTAAAGGGCAAAGCATTGTTTACGTTCTTTAATGACCATGAGCTCATTGGCAAAGTAACCGGAGATCCTCGCGCTATCAAGGCGTTTATCTAAGTTTTGAAAGGAAAACTGTATGAATCCAACTGACAAGTTAGAATTACAGGTCACTGAAGGCGAAGACGGCGGCGCAACCGTGGTTCTTCCGCAAGAAGAGGGCCAAAATGAGGCAATTCCGCCTCAAGAAGGGGGCTCAGAGGCCCTCGATCAGCAAGATGAAGGTAGTCCATCACAACAAGCTGATCAAGATGATGGTTTAGATGACGATCCTGATCGCGAAGCCATTCGCGCAGCCCGTCGCGAGGAAAGAAAGCTTAAAAAGCAGATTCATCGTGAAAAGGCTAAGGAGTCTAACCATCTAATTAACGCATTGAAGAAACAAAATCATGAACTGGCCGAGAGATTGGCAGTTATTGAAAAGAAAACTTCAGGCGCCGAATTAGCTCGTGTAGACAAAGCAATTGAAGATGCTGGAGTCCAAGTAGAGTACGCAAAGATGAAAATGCGTGATGCTGTTAGCTCTGCTGACGGTGAAGGAGTAGCACGTGCAGAGGAATTACTGTACGAAGCACGCCGTAAAATGGAATCTTTGGTAAATTTAAAGCAAAACGCTACACGTCAACAGTCTCAACCTAAGCAAAACATTCAAGTACCTGATCCAATGGTTCAACGATTGGCGTCAGATTGGATGGAAAGAAACTCATGGTATAACCCTAATGGGTCAGACATGGATTCCGAGATTGCTCAGCGTTTAGATAAGAAACTAACCGATGAGGGTTACGATCCTGCGTCCGAAGAGTATTGGGACGAGCTCGATGACCGCATTAAAAAATATTTGCCACATAAAGCAAATTCTGGTTATAATGATTCCAGTGTCAGAAATCAAAGGCCGAGGTCCGCAGTGACAAGTTCAGGTAGAGAAACAACAGCTACAACTAAGTCTAATGAATTTAGACTTAGCCCTGATCGCGTTGCAGCAATGAAAGAAGCAGGTATGTGGGATGACCCCGCTCTGCGTCAAAAAGCAATTCGCAATTACGCAAATTGGGACCGTTCTAACAAAAATAGGAGCTAATGATGAATGATGACCGCTTAAAGAAGAATACTAAACTTGGCCGTGAAAGTCGTGCAGTAGGCGATTTGCAAAGACGTCCACCTGAACAACAATTTGAAGGAGCAGAGGAACGTCGTAAGATGTTCCGGTCGGAGTGGCTCCAAGAAGCATTACCGACGCCGCCAGAAATCCCTGGCTACCATCTGTGCTGGTTATCTACAACCAACCAATATGACCCAATCCACAAGCGTATCCGTATGGGCTACACGCCCGTGAAAGCCGAAGAACTCCCAGGCTTTGAACACCTCAAGGTGAAAGCGGGTGAGCATGAAGGATTTGTTGCTGTTAACGAGATGCTATTGTATAAGCTCCCCGAGGACTTATATCAACAAATCATGCAGGACATTCATCACTACGCTCCTTTACAAGAGCAAGACAAGATTAAAGTTCAGCAAGAGCAACTCTTAAATGCGAAAGATAGCAATGGGCGTCGTTTGGGTGCTGTTGAAGGTGACGGTATGGAATTTGACCAAACCGTACGTGCGCCTCATTTTGAGTAACGCACATTTATAAGGAGCAGCTTATGTCAGCAACCTCAGCTCCATTTGGTATGCGTCCTGCATTCCATCCTTCTGGATTGGATCGTGCACAGGCTCTTACAAATGGTATCGCTTCCGGCTTGGCGTCTAACATCTTGAAAGGTCAACCTGTCAAGTATAACGCTTCAAACGGAAACATCACCCCTGTAACTTCTACTGAAGCTTTTGCCGGCGCTTTTGCTGGTGTAGAGTTCACTGATACTACAGGCCGTCGTCGTGTATCTAACTACTGGCCATCCGGTACTACTGGTACAGACATCATTGCGTATTTCTACAACGATCCTTTGATTGTTTATGAAATTCAAACTGATGCGACTGTAGCTCAAACTTCAATTGGCAATGAAGCCAATTTTAGTAATTTGACTGCAGGTTCAACAACTACTGGTTTGTCCCAGTGCACACTGTCAGCTTCTTTAGTTGGCAATGGCGTACAA